AAAGCTCGACGGAGTAGGCATCAGCCGAAACCAATGCGCCACATCAAAAGAACGCACAACCTTTCCGAAAGGATAAACAGAAAGGGGCGGTGCTGCATGACCGACTTTGAAAAAGTGGTTGACTTCCACAATATGTACAGGGCATTCCGCAAGGCAAAATGCGGAAAAGGCTTCAAGAAAAGCTCGGCCCGCTTTAACCTGGCTGCGCTAGATGGTGTGAACGCGCTGATCACGCAGCTTCGGAATAAGACCTATACTGTATCCGGCTACAACGAGTTCAAGGTATATGAACCGAAAGAGCGGATTATACAGACTACCTCATTCAAGGATAAGGTCGTGCAGCACTGCCTGTGTGACAATGTAATAATGCCCAGGCTGCAGCGGGTGTTCATCCGGGATAACTGTGCCGGGCAGAGAGGGAAAGGCACATTGTTTGGCTTAGATCGACTGAGCGAGCAGATGCAGGAATTTCACAGCAAATATGGATTTGACGGATATATCCTCAAGTGTGATGTAACCAAGTACTTCTACAATATCGCGCATGAACGGCTGAAAGATATTGTCAGCTACTATTTTGGGTATGACCCGGATGTGTGCTGGCTTTGCAATCTGTACATCGACAGTACGGAGGGGAAAGGCCTGCCGTTAGGCAATCAGATCAATCAAGGGTTTGCACTTCTGTATCTGGACGGTATGGACAAGCTCATTAAGCATGAGCTGGGCATTGAGTATTATGGCCGATACATGGATGACTTCTATTTAATGCATCCAAGTAAGGAGTACCTGCAGTACTGCCTAGAGGTGATCAGGGCGTATCTGGAAACGCTGGATCTTACATTGAATGGAAAAACGCAGGTGTTTCCATTCAAGAATGGCGTTAGTTACCTTGGTTTTCATACTTACATTACTCAAGAAGGACGGGTGATCCGCAGACTGAAGAATCAGAATAAGCGCAACGCGCAAAGAAAGTTTCTTCGAATGGCCAGACTGGTTGCTGATGGCAAGTTACCGATGGAGAAGTTTCAAGCATCGTATAATGCCTGGAAGAATCACATATCCCATGGAAACTGTTATAAGCTGGGCAGGGGTATGGATAAGAAATTAACTGAAGTTTTTCAAAATCAAACAGGAGGAATTAATGGAAGTCAATAAAGAGGGTAATAGCGTAGGTATCTTATTGTTTTTGTTCCGGAGGTGGCGATATTGAAGATTCTCAGCACCATGCGTGCCGGACGTGTTGTTCGTCAGGCTCTTTATTCGCCAAGAGATCCGAACCCCAATGTTAGGCGGCGTGCTATCAGCATTTCAAAAGAGGAAAAACAGCGCGCTAATTTGAAGACCAGCTACGAGAAACTTTTGATGCTAATGTGCGCTAACTTTTCCCCCGGTGATTGGTGGGTTACACTGACCTATGACGATGATCATTTGCCAACCACCCGCGAGGAGGCGCATCCTTACTTTCGCAAGTTTATGCGGTGGTTCCGGAAATATCGCAAAGATAACAAAGAACCTTTGCTCTATGTCTACTGTACCCAGCTAACAACCAGAGGTGGTGGGCATCGGCTGCACCACCACATGGTAATGCGGTTTGAGGATGATGCCGATGAGGAGCGGATCCGCAGTCTCTGGTGCTGGGGCAAGATCGTACACGTCCGTAAGCTGCGCAGCTTTGAAGAGATTCTGGATAAGGCGCACTACATGTGCCGGGAGCCTAGAGAGTTGGGCGTCTATATTCCGGGAGAGCAGATGTGGACCGGAAGCCGTGGGCTTGTTCGTCCAAAGTTTGAATATACAACTATTGATTCCGATGCAGTTGATATCTCTGTTCCGGTAGGATGCACGGAGCTAAGCGAACCGGTGCAGCTGCCGGGATACGGCGGATATAAGACCATTATCTATTATGAAAATCAGTAAATATGAGGGAGCCACGCTCTCTTATAGACTGGAGGGAGGTACTAACTATTGAACGCAGTTAAACAAACTTTTTCACAAAAAAACAAACGGGTCTTGCATAATTCTCCCGTGTGTGATAAAATACTACCAGTAGAAAACGGTTGGTTAATCTGCCCGAGATGCAGACGAAATCGCCGGGTTATGAAGATCACCCCGAAGACATTCGGCTTGAATGTTGCAGCATTTTGCAAGGACTGCAAGTGGGAAGGGTTGATCGATATTCAAGAGGGCCAGTGCTTTGAGAGCCGGAGCCAATGACCTACGCTAAATGCGTGGTTGTTGGTTCCGGCTTTTTGTTTTGTCTGGAGGTGCTTCATGAACAAGCCGATGCGGATGTGTAAGGCGCCGGGGTGTATGAAGCTGACAAGCGAAGGCTACTGCCAAGATCATATGCCAAAGTCCGAGAGGAAAGAGTCTGCCGCCTGGCATTACCTGTACACCAATCCGCGCTATGGCTGGAAACATCGCAGAGATGCTCAGCTGGCCCGCGAGCCGTTCTGCTGCGAGTGTGCCAAGCGTGGTCAGCGTGTCAAGGCAACGGAAGCTGATCATGTCATTCCTCACCGGGGCGACATTCAGCTGTTTTGCAAGGGCAAACTGCAGAGTCTTTGCCACGGCTGCCACAGTCGTAAAACCATGGCAGAAAACGGCGGATTATTCTACGATCCAAAACACAAAAATCGCTGATGGCTTGGGCGCATGCGCAGGCGCTCACGCAAGGCGTACACGCCGGCGAATCCTTGCCGGCACCGGTAGGGAGGCCCCCCGGGGGCTGAAAAATGGGGTTTCAACCCCCAAGACCCCGAGCCCTCCTCTTTACGGGATTTTCTCCCCACCGCAGATTTTAGACCCCAAGGGCAAAGGAGCGATGCAAGATGTCAGGCGGACGGAAACCCATAGAGCTGAATCTAGCCGTTAGCGGAGGTAAGCACTGGACTAGGACAGAGATTGAGGCCCGCCGTGCCTCTGAGTTACACTTGCCCAAGCCAAAGGAATTAAAACCACCGAAGTGGCTGGGGAGTGAAGCAAAGAAGCTGTTCAAGGCATATGCCAAGCAGCTACTGGCCTTCCCGGAAGGCATCGTATCCGAACTGGATACCGGTACTCTGGGTCGGTACTGCGACTGTGAGCTGAGTTATGCAGAAGCCAGTACCCAAAAGAGTGCATGGTTGGATCAGTGCAGACGCATCCTCAAAGTGTCTGTGCAAACCGGAGAATGGGTGCAGACCATTAGCAAGGATGATGCCTACGCAAAGGCTGAAGAGCAGGTGGATTACTGGTCCGGGCAAATGGCTCGCTTTGAAAAGATCTGCCGCGGCTGCGCGGCCGATATGGGCTTGACGGTCACCAGCCGTTGCAAGCTGGTGGTACCGCAGGTAGAGCTTGCTCCGGAAACGGATCCTCTGGCAGATCTGCAGGCACAGTTTTTAGGATCCGGTCAGGCGGTGGGCGATGGCTGAATATTCTGCCAACCATGCTGCCTATGTTTGTGGCTTTCTGGAATCTCTGGTCTTTGGCTCCGGTGACTGGGAGGGTAAGCCATTCCGATTACAGCCTTGGCAAAAAGAACCGCTGCAGCAATTCTACGGGACATTGGAAACCGATGACGATACTGGCCACCGATACCGACAGTTCCAGTACCTGTACCTGGAGATCCCTAAGAAGAACGGTAAGACCGAGCTTTCCGCTGCTCTGGGCCTCTATCATTTGGTAGGTGACGGCGAAAAGAATGCGCAGATCTACATCTGCGCCGCAGATAAAGATAACGCAGCCATTTGCTTCAATGCCATGCTCAACATGATTGAGCATCTGCCCTGGCTGAAGCGGCGGCTGAATCCGGTGGACAGCCGCCGGGAGATCCACCTGAAGGATGGTTCCGGTTTCATCAAGGTGCTTTCTGCAGACGCCTACAGTAAGCACGGCTACAATGCAAGCTGCGTTATCTTCGATGAATTGCACGCCCAGCCTAACCGGAAACTGTGGGATATCATGACTTTTGGTGCCGGCTCCGCCCGTAAGCAGCCTGTATGGATTGTTCTGACCACTGCCGGCGATGACCCCGATCGCCACTCTATTGGTTGGGAAATTCATGACCAGTGCCGCCGGATCCTAGCGGCTCGTGCCGGTACCGGCCCTGCTGAGGAAGACGATCCCATTTGGTTGCCGGTTATGTACGGCCTTCCGGATGACCCGGAAGAGCTTGAGAAGATCGATATTTGGGACGAAGATGTTTGGAAGCAGTGCAACCCATCCATTGGTGTAACAGTCTCGTTGCGTACTATCCGCCAGGAAGCCGCAGCGGCAAAGAAGAACGAGGCAAAGGAACGGCTGTTCCGGTGGCTTCGTTTGAACCAATGGATCGCTACCAAGTCCGTTGGTTGGCTGCCACTGACCCTCTACGACAAAACCCAATGGCATGTGCCCAAGCTCGAAGAAATCTACAAGGGCAATCAGCTCCGCCGTGAGATGCGGCGCTCCCTTCGGGGAAAGAAGTGCTACGGCGGCCTTGATCTGGCTACCACCACCGACCTTGCCGCGTTTGTCCTGGAGTTCCCGCCTCAACCGGGGTTGCCGCACTGGGTGGTTCTTTTCTGGGCATGGAGACCGCTTGACGGCATCGTGGACGCGGAAAACCGGGATCATGTGCCGTACCGTGATTGGGAGCGGGCCGAGTACATTGCTCTCTGCGATGGCAGCATGAACGACTTTGACGCCATCGAAGAAACTATTTTGGAGTGCAAGAAGCAATACAACTTGGTGTGTCTTGGCGTTGACCCATACTTAAGCCGCATGATGAGTGGTCGGCTTGAGAAATCCAAGCTGACTGTAGTTGAGATTCGGCAGAATATGGCAGACATGAGCCCGGCTATGAAGGATCTGGAAGTAAAGATCCGCTCTGGTGAGATGCTCCATGAGCATAACACCTGCGCCCGCTGGAACTTCGGCAATGTCCGGTGCCGCACCGATGGTAATGAGAACATCAAGCCCATGAAAAATCTGTCCACAGGCAGAATTGATATTGCCGTTGCATGGATCATTGCTCACGCAACTGCGATGCTGGCACCAGCTAACTCTCTGTCGGAGCGAGTGAAGGCAGGGCAATGGCATATGTAAGGAGTTTTACATGAAAGATCATTCCAAAAGAACCTCTTCCCTTTCGGAGTGGTTCACTGTGTTATTATTTTTTGTCGGCGTGGCCCTGATTGCAGCGGGCCTGTGGCAGATCTGGCCGCCTCTGGCTTTGGTGTTCCTCGGAATCGCCTGCCTGTATGTTGCCGGATGTGTAAATATGGCTGCAAAATTCCCTGAAAGGACGGATAAGAAATGAAGCTATCTGAAGCACTCTTTTCCCCGGTGCGGGAGCATAGGTCCAGAAGTCCCACTCCCGGCCGAAGCAACACGGCAGTCGTAACCACTGGAATGACTACGTATGGCATCGGCGGCAGTGTTCCCAGTCAGGCCATGGCGCAAAAGCTTTCTGCTGTTTATGCTGCGGTTGAAATCCGTAGCGACGACATGAGCTGTTTGCCTAACTATGTGCTAGATAACAAAACCCGGAAACGGGTTGATCACCCAATCCTGCATCTGTTGAATGTGCGGCCTAATTCGTTGATGACCCCGCAAGTCAGACGTAAGCTTCTGGAACGGAGCATCCTGTACACCGGTAATGCTTATGACTGGATTATCCGGGATCCCATTACCCGGTGCCCTGCGGAGCTTATTCCCATTGTAGGTAGCCTTGTGCAGGTGGATTTACTTGCATCAGGGATTCTGCGGTATCGTGTAACCAACCCCTATACGCGGGAAGTATTTACCATCCCTCAGGAGGATATCTGTCACTACAAGGGCCCGTCCGAAGACGGCATCCACGGCCAAAGCGTACTTACCCATGCGGCAACATCCATTCAGTCCGGACTGGCCGCCCAGGAATATAACAAGGCTTTCTACGAGTCCGGTGGACAGCCTTCCGGTATCCTGACGGTGGAGGGTGATTTTTCCGGTTATGTCGCGGATGAAAATGGTCAGCCTACCGAAAAAACCCAGAAGGATGCCATCCGTGAGGAATGGGAAAAGGTTCACAGCGGTGCGGCCAATGCCCACAAAATTGCGGTTTTGGACTACGGTATGAAATACCAGGCGCTTTCCATTAGTCAAAAAGATGCAATGTTTATCGAACAGCAGTCTCAGACGGTGGAGGATATCGCCCGATACTTCATGATGCCCCTGTACAAGCTGCAGAGCGGCAAGCAGAGCTACAATTCCAATGAACAGAACGCCATTGAGTATATGGGACGCTTGCAGCCCCGTGTTTCCCAGATGGAAGAGGAGCAAACCTGGAAACTGCTTAGCCTGGATGATATCCATTCCGGTCTGGAAATTCGCTCCAATATGATGGCACTGCTCCGTTCCGATCAGAAGAGTCGGGCGGAGTACTACCGGATTATGCGTCAGGAAGGTGCGTACAACATCAACGACATCCGCGCTCTGGAAGATATGCCGGACGTAGCAGGCGGCGATGAACACGCAGTCAGCCTGAACTTTATCCCCCTGAGTCTGTGGCGCCAGTTGAGCTTGCTCCGGAACGGTGGGAGCTCCGCAAGCGTTAATGACAAGGCTATGGATTGGATCCTGGACAGACTTAGCTTTGATGCCAACAATCCCTAGAAGAGGTGACCTAAATGGTAACAATCAATCTGAGCGGTGAGCTGCTGTCCGATGAATGGGCAGAGTTGTACCGCTACTTCGGCTATGAAGCCGGCTTTTACTGTCCCGGCGATATTCGGGCAGTAATCGAGCAGCTGAAGCCCGGCGAGGAGCTGGTGTTGGAGATCAACAGCATCGGCGGCCATGTAGACGCAGCAGCTGAAATCTACTCGGTTCTTGCCAAGCTCAGTAACCCTACCCGGGTAGAGATCCAGAGCCTGGCGGCTTCTGCTGCCAGCTATTTCCCCCTGGCTTGCGACCGTGTGGAAATCGCTCTGCCGGCACAGATTATGATCCACTGTGCCAGCTGGGGCTTGGGAGGCAACAAGCACGACCACCTTTGGACG